TACAATATCAGAAAAGACTTCAGCTAATGGTGTAGTCATTGATGGTGTTACATTAAAAGATAGTAAGATTGGTGGAACAATAACGATACCTGGTTCTACTGGAACTATGGCTTTGACTTCTGATATTAGTGCTCCAGGCATAAGTGGTTTTCAACAATTTAGACTGACTGCTGACTTAACTAATAGTGGTGGATATGTAACTGCTAATTGGGAAGAAAATGACACAGATTATGAAGCTATAGGTAGTTATATATCAGAAAGTTCTGGTGTATTTAGCTTTAGTGCAACTGGCAAATATTTAGTTTCTGGACAAGCAGAAATTTATAATGTAGCAGGTGGTTATGCAAACTTTTTAATTGACTTTACAACAGATAATTCTAATTACAATACTGTAGCTAGAGGTGCTACAACAGGTGGTGGTTTTAGGTCTATTAGTGCTACAGTAGGTGCACTTGTGGATGTTACAAATACTTCATTATGCAAAATTAAATTTAACAAATCAAATAATGGAAATGCCACAATGTATGGAAATACAGGTTTTATGATGACAGGTATGAATTTCTGGAGATTAGGAGATACATAATGGAAATAGGATTACAAGATGCTTTACAACAATTTAATATTGGTAAAGGTGCTTGGTATGGATGGACTGATAGTAGTTTAGGTATGATTTATTCCAATCTAAAACTAAATGATGACACTGCAACTATGCCAACAGAAGATGAAGTCAATGCAAAGATTGCAGAGTTACAAGTTATTGAAGATAGAAAACTTGCTTATGGCTCAACAGGTTCACAATTAGATATGCAGTACTGGGATGGTGTCAATGGCACAACTACCTGGGCTGACCACATTGCACAAGTTAAATCAGATAATCCTAAACCTGCATAAATAATATGTTATAATCCAATTTATGGATTATTTAATAGGTTTTCTTTTAGGTTATTTTTTAAAAGAATCTCTGGAATTTATTAAAAGAATAAGTAAATATGATTGGGACAATCGTATATCCTATGATAAAGAATGGGATTTTTTGTCTAGAGATGACCTACCATAATGACAAATTCAAATGGTAACGGTTTCACACAAAAGGAATTATTAAAATTGGTCATAGAAAGATTAGATAGACTAGAAGAAAAACTAGATAACAAATTGGACAAAGCAGAATTTTATAAAGTATTAGGATTAGTTGCCACAGTTATATTAATTGTTGGTAGCTTAACAATGTAATGGAAGCAAAAATAAATCTTAACCAGGTATTACAAGGTGGTTTAGCTGCACTTGTAGGTTGGTTATTTAAAACAGTTAACGATTTGCAACAACAAGTTACAGCGTTGCAAGTAGAAATAATAAATGCAAACCAAAAAGTTAGTGATGTATTAAACATTATACAAGGTATTGATTCGGAAATAACAGAAATTATCTGGAAAATTGGTGGATAATGATTGAATTTCTAATAGTAATGTGGCTTAGTGTTAAAAAAAATAAAAGATAACTTAGGTTTAATAGTAACTGGTATAGCTCTGATGAGTTCTGTTGGTGCTGGTATACAATCTCTTAATGCTGTACTTATTACTCTTACAGGAATTGATGACAGAATGAATAACATTGAGTATGAATTTATAACTCTTAAAGAATCTACATATGTACAGAATGATATAGCTGTACTATATGAAAAGATACAATCATTAGAGATGGCCGCACAGAATGTCGGTAGGTTTAATGAAGAAATGGCTACCTTACAAGCTAACTTGTTTAACTTAGAGCAACAGGTTAGAGATGGTGGTTTTGATTTAGATAGATATTATTTACTAGAAAAATGGGAGTATCAAGACCTTAATGATTCGTTAACTAGAGTAGAAACACAAATACAAAGTGTTAACAATAGTATGTGGGAACTTAACGACTTAAAAACTAGACTAGCATATTTGGAAGCAAACAACCACGGACATTAAATTTGGTAACTGAATGTAATCGATGTAATCAAGAAACTATTATTCGCAATAAAGTTAAGTATTGTGGTAATATAGGATGTATAGATTACAATAAAATTGTTAGGAGAAGTTATGCAAAAAAAGAAGAAACCTGCGAAGAAGAATAAACCTAAGAAAACCTATAAATATTAGTATATGTCACATGCATCTCGTAAAGCTTCGTTAATAAAAAAACACAATCTTAAAGGTGTTAATAAACCTAAACGTACTCCAGGACATGCAACAAAATCTCATATGGTTCTGGCACAAGAAGGACATAATCTTAAATTAATAAGATTTGGTCAACAAGGTGTGTCTGGTGCAGGTAAAAATCCTAAGTCAGCTAAAGATAAAGCTAGAAAAAAATCTTTTAAAGCTCGTCATGCTAAAAACATTAAGAAAGGTAAAATGTCAGCTGCTTATTGGGCAGATAAAGTTAAATGGTAATTAATAAAAACGAAGATATAAACAACTTACCTGCTGCATATCAGTTATATCCTAAAGGTAAACAACAATGTAGTAACTGCTATGCTTATCAACCTTCAGGTAACTGCACAGTATGGAATGCAGTAGTACAAGAGTTTGCTTGGTGTAAAAAATACAAAGGAATAGTTAATGTCTAAAAAAGTTAGTTGGATGTGGGGTGGTAAACGTTATTACGGTACTCTTATTAGAGAAACTAAAACACATAAGTTTGCCCGTACAGAAAATGGTAAGATTAAAAAGATTAAAAAATAATGAAATTAGAAGTATTAAGATTTAGTTCAGGAAAAGATTCGACATCAGGCATATTACTTGATGCGAGTAATGGAAAAAAAACATTTCTTTGTTATACCTTAGAAGATGAACAACGTGACGTTAAAGTATATGGTGAAACACGTATTCCTGCAGGTACATACAAGCTTAAACTACGTGAAGAAGGTGGATTTCATAACAAATACCTAGCTAGATACGGTGCAGATTGGCATCACGGTATGATATGGGTACAAGATGTACCTAATTTTAAGTGGATTTTATGGCATTCAGGTAATACAGATGAGAATACAGCTGGTTGTTTGCTATTAGGAAATTCACAAGAAAGTAATTTAGTAAAAAAAGATGGGTTTATTGGGTCAAGTAGAGATGCATATAAACTTGTATACCCTCGTGTAGCTGAAGCTATAGTATCAGGACAAGATGTAGAAGTTACATACATAAATTATGATGGAGATATAGAACTAAGTAACGAAACAGCTCCTAACATGATACAACCACAAGGTATAATGGATAAATTACAAGAGATAAGTGGCGAACTGCAGGTTGTTTCTGCTAAACTTGATGGCAGAAAGATTGATTAATGGTTAACAGATTACCTGATTACAGGTTAGTAGAAGATTACATAGATAGTCCTGAAGCTAAAAGACGTGCAGTTGCTAAAAAAGCTAGACAAGAAGCTGGTCAAAAAGCATGGGCTAAAAAATATGGTGCAGAATATGCAAGACGTAAAGCAAGCAATGTAATTACAACACAATTAAGTGGGCCACCTACTCCAAGAAAGTTATTAAAAAAATCAGATGGTGCTTTTAAAGGAATGCATACTCCAAAACCTGGTAGTCAAGGTACTTTTTTAAGTAAAGCTACTGGACCTAATTTAAGAAAATTTGAAAATAATAAATCTATAAATACTATAGCTGGAGAAGTAAAACCTAATAAAGTTAAATTTAAAACAGACCCTTCTAAATATACAACTAAATACGGTTTAAACACTAAAGCTATAAAAGCAGTTGAAAAAAAATCTATTGCATCTTTTACAGCAGATAGTGTAAATATGAGTGTTAAAGAATATTCAGAATATAAATTAAAAAATAAAACTGCACAAAAAACTGCTAAAACTATAGTTAAAGTTGCAGCTAAAGGTGCATCAAGATTAATACCTGGTATAGGTACTGCAATGATAGCTAAAGATGTTTATGATGTAGGCAAATGGGCTATGTCACAACCGAAAAAAAAGAAAAAAGATGCTAACATATACGGTACAGTATCAAGTAATAATATATACAAGGGATATTAAATGAGTGAAGAATACAAATCAATATTAGAAAAAACTGGCTGGACTTTTGTAGAAGCATTTATAGGTGCTTTAGCAGTTGCTCCTCTAGTAGGCGTAGATGCTAACGCATTACAGTTAGCTGCACTATCTGGTGCATCAGCTGCTCTAGTTGTTGTAAAAGAATTTGCTAAAAAAAAATTAGGTAAGTAATGGCTAAAAGAGTTTCAAACAAAAAAAAACCATACGGTGAAGAATATAGATTAAATACAATATTATCTATAAGAAAACTTAAATCTATGCGAGGAATACCAATAGATAAAAAATCATATAAAAGTAATTATTTACCTAATTTATCTGTTAAAAAACCTGGCAAGTATGGTGTAGATTACTAATGAAAATAACTGTAACTAATCCTAATATGAAAGGCATGGGTGAACGTGAAAAACTTATGCGTGCTAATCAAGAACAAAGTAAATCTAATGTATCAGCTGCAAGAGCTACAATGTATAAAGCAAAAGCTTCTACACAATTTCAATTAGGTAATACATCATTAGCTAATCAATACAGTTTTAAATCTAAAAGCGCAGAAAAAAAATCTTATCAACAAAGTTATAGGGCTAGTAGGTATTCTAAGTAACACCTGAGTGTCTATCTAAATAACCTTCTAACAGTTCTCTATACGCTACCTTTGTACCCATAGACTGACGACCATCGTATATATCATGATGCCATTTACATAGTACAGCTGTATTATCTACATTGTATTTGCGTGCTTTGTTGCCACCCATACCTATATCTTTAAGGTGTGCTAGCTCTAACCATTTACCACTGTCACAATTTGCCCACTCACAGACGTTTCCAGCCCGTATAAAGGCCTGTTCTCTTATCTGTGCAATATCACTCATCAACAGAGTACATAGTATATTTTAATGTGATTTCTTCCCCTGCTTTTATAGGTTTAATAGGAAACAAATGACTAACTATTGTGCCATCGAATCTTTTAATTTCACAGTTAGGTGTTTCACTATGATTAATAAAACCTCCTAAAGGTGTACGAAACACACTGCCTACTTCTTCGTACCATACATGTGTTACACCTAAAGAAGTCTCTAAATCTTTTATTGCTTTAAGTGTAAACAAACCTAGACCTTCTATTTTGCTAGGTTGTATTGTCATGTGTGATGGTAAAGGTCTATATTTATCTTCTTTATCCATATACTGTTAGGTACTTTCCAGGTGGCAAGTCCCATGTTTCTATTATGTCGTTCCATCTACAGTCACCTTTATCTATATCAGTATCACCTTCATAAATAGTATTAGATACTAACATAAACAATTGAGATGAACATTTACCATTTACTTTACCTATTCCCATGTCTGCCATATCTCTCAATTTATTTATATAGCGCAACGTATTAGGTGTAATTTCACCCATATCTTTTTGTGTAACAGGTCGCATTAAATCTTTAGGTGCATCTTTATTAAGACCAACAGTTACACGTCTAGGTGCAAGCTTAGCTCCTTTGTTTTCTAATGAACTTAAGTTATGCGTACTTGATATAGTTAATTCCTTAGTATCTTTTCTAAGTTCATAAGAAATCCATACTTCATTACCATTTTTATTAACACCTAAGAATCTTCTACCACCAAAAACATTTTTATTATTAGCATTATTTTTCCAGGTGTCTAACTTAGCATGCCAATTTTGTTTGTCTTCTAATGGCGTACTAACGTTTATTTCTTTTGATTTAGCAAAACGAGTATTCATAGTCATTATTCCTCCTCATCTATAGGGTCAATTGTTACAGTAAACTTAGGTACTAAACACTTGACTTCTTCTTTGCCTTGTTCATTCTTAACTATTATTGGCATAAATCCAAAACGTTTTTCTAATTCGTTAATAAGAACTACACC